TCTGGTGAAGTTCAAGACATGTGTGGAGAGGATGTCTCCTTCTGTCTGGATGCCAAAGAGGCTGGTTATGAGATCTGGTGTGATCCTCGGATTCGTGTTGGTCACGAAAAGACCCGAGTCATCTGATCTCTTATATTCTGCGGCGGCGCGTTTCAACCGCGTCGTCAACCCAAAAAAATCGCGAAAACAAATTCTAAGGACTAAATAATGGCTGTTAAGAAGATCTCTCGTTCAGGTCAATCCTTTGTTGAATCGACTCCCAAGAAGACGAGGCAGGGAAATGGCAAGAATTCTAAATATTCTGCTAGTTCCGCAAACGCAAAACGTAAACGTTACCGAGGTCAAGGAAAGTAATGGCTGATTCAGATCCTAGAATGTCTCCAAATGCAGAGCCTGCAGCTAAAGACGACGCAATGCAGTTTAATTATGTCGTAGGTGGTGGTCGTAGAGAGGCAGCGAAAGCAGAACCATCTGTACATTCACCACTTGCTGCTGGTTGAGTAGTGAAAAAACTTAAGTTTATATCGCAGGATCAGGAGATGGCTCTGATCCAAGAGATGTCATATCGAATCAAAATGTCCGATATCGACATTCATCCATCAAAAACATGCTTCTTGATGGTGTCTCCTGACTATTCTGCGGTTGTTACACAACATCTCTCTCATTCATTATCCATGGATGGGGAGATTTTTCATATTGAATCGGTAAATGTACCCTTCCCCGATGAAGATAGTCTCGACTACAAGGTCGATTTCGCGGAAAAGTACATTGACTGGGCTCGTAAATGGGATAATTTTGTCCTGATTGAAGCTGGAGTTATCAGGGGCGGTAACTATACATGGATTACACAGCAAATGGAGCTGGTTTCCAGTAACAAATACTATACAGTTGCTCTTTGTGAGAACCTTGGAAGTAAGTTTAAGAGTGACTTTGTAACATTATACTATAACGATGCAGTAGAAGACTTGCATTTTTGGTGGGAACAACCAAATAACCATTGGAAATTCGACTCTAAATAGAACTGGAGATAGAAACCTCCATAAAAGTTCTGTCCGCAGAGCTCTAGGAGGCAATTATGTCTGTTCATCCAGTTCCAGATATGAGCGAAGAGTTTATTAATTCGGGAATGACGCTTATAACTGACCCAAAATCGGACAGATACCTAAACCAGATTCGTGAAATTGCTCACGATGGTGAAAAATTTAAAAAACAGAACGAATTTCACGAAAGAATTCGTAATGATGAGGATTATGATGACTGGGAATATGGTACTGAACCCATTTACGGTCAAAAATGGAACAAAACCCTTATAGATAGTAATTAAACAGGGAAATTTCCATGCCCAACGACTACGATGCTAGTAGGAGAATAACAACTACTGCTGGTAGATCTACAATTTCGAGGACATTTAAGGATATAAGCTTAACTTTTCGTCGCCATCCAGTCACTAACGACATTATGCCGTTAAAAAATGACGATGCGATCAAGAGAGCAGTGGTAAACCTTGTTCGTACTCGTATGGGCGAACGTTTTTTCCAACCAATTTTGGGTGCAAACGTAGAAAATCAGATGTTTGAGAACCAAACACCTGAAATTGCTGCGTCAGTTGAGACAGAAATAAGGGTTTTACTTGAAAACTACGAACCTAGGATTGAAACTAGTGAAGTTTTGGTGTCATATCCTATGGATTCTAATGAAATGTTAGTAAATATACGTTATGACATAGTGGGTTTACCCTTTCCCACTCAAAATATCGAGTTCCTCCTCCAGCCAACTAGAGTATAATGGCGTTTAATCAATTTACAAACCTAGATTTTAATGGAATTAGGGATCAAGTAAAGGATTTCCTTCGAACTAACACGGATTTTTCCGATTTTGACTTCGATGGATCAAACTTTTCGGTCCTAATTGACATTCTTGCGTATAATACTTACATTACTGCCTACAATACTAACATGGCAGTCAATGAAGTGTTCCTTGACAGCGCTACTTTGCGTGAAAATGTCGTTTCACTTGCAAGAAACATTGGTTATGTCCCAAGATCCTCTAGATCTGCAGAAGCTGTTATCAGTTTTACGGTAGATTTGGGTACAAATGAAACTAGAACTGTTACATTGAAGGCTGGAACGGTTGTTTTGGGTAACGTTCAGAGTGGAAGTTACGTTTTTTCCATTCCCGAGGACTTTGTTGTCGCTGTAAACGACCAAAACCTCGCAATTTTTGATCAAATTAGTGTTTATGAAGGAATCTACCTCACCAAATCATTCGGAGTTGACTACTCTTTACCAAATCAGCGTTATATTGTACCTAACTCGAACGTTGATGTCGAGTCTATCCGAGTTAGAGTGAATTCTACTACTTCTGAAACCTATCAGAAGTATTCAAACATCCTAAATGTGGATGCAACCTCCAAATTATTCCTTGTTCAAGAGATTGAAGACGAAAAATACGAAATTCTCTTCGGTGATAACATCCTTGGCAAGAAACCACCCGCTAATTCTACCATTGATGTAAGTTATATTGTTACAAATGGTAGAGATGGTAATGGTTCAGCTAACTTCTCCTTCGCTGGAGTCTTAAAAGACGATCAGGGAGCAACAATTACTAGTGGTGTTTCTCTTATTACCACTAATGACAGTTCTAATGGGGGAGATTTTGTAGAATCCATTGACTCTATCAAGTATCTGGCGCCTCGTGTGTACGCAGCCCAGTACCGTGCAGTCACTGCTAATGATTATAAGAGTATCATTCCCCTAATCTACTCAAACGTGGAGACTGTGACCGCATATGGCGGGGAAGAATTGGATCCTCCTGAATTCGGAAAGGTTTTTATCTCGGTAAAACCTAAAAATGGTAGTTATCTTTCTCAAATTACAAAAGATGGTATTTTGAGACAGTTAAAACAGTATTCTATTGCTGGAATCAAACCAGAATTGGTTGATCTTCAATATCTCTATGTTGAAGTTGATTCTTCTGTTTATTATAACGCAAACGTTGTTGCTGATTCTGTTGGATTGAGAACGAAAGTGATTAACACGCTTAATGCATATGCTCAATCTGCTGACATTAACAGTTTTGGTGGAAGATTTAAGTATTCTAAGGTTGTTGGATTGATTGATGATAGTGATAAGGGTGTTACATCCAATATTACTAAAATTCGTATTAGAAGAGATCTGATTCCTGAATTAAACACGTTTGCAACTTACGAATTGTGTTTCGGTAACAAGTTCCATCAAAAGAGAACTGGTTATAGCATCAAATCTTCTGGATTTAACATTGATGGTGTTTCTGGAACCATTTACATTGGTGATGTTCCACAAACTTTGACTAGAGGAAGACTAGTATTCTTTAAACTGGAAAATAACACTCCAATTATCGTCAAAAACAATGCAGGCATTGTGAAGTACGACGAAGGAGAGGTTCTTTTAGATGTGGTAAATATAACGGGTACTGATTTAGCTTCTGGATTCGTTCAAATCGAAGCAGTTCCAGAATCTAACGATATCATTGCACTTAAAGACCTGTATTTACAGGTTGATATTGGAAATAGTAGAGTCAGCACCATTCAGGACGTTGTTACCTCTGGTGAAAACACTTCTGCTACACAATACATTACAACTTCCAGCTTCTTAAACGGATCGTATACCAGATAAATGAGTCAATCTAAATCCGAGATCAAGAGAGTCAAATTTAGCAATATTGTTGAGTCTCAGATTCCAGAATTTCTCAATGAAGAGTCTCCTTTCTTCAAAGAGTTTCTGGAAAGTTATTATGCGTCGGTAGAACACCAATCTGGTACGGTAGACCTTGCCGTAAACCTTCCAAAGTATAGACAGATCCCAGCTTTTAATAGGGAGTCGTTAATTCCCTATACTGCACTTACGGAAACGATCACTTCTGGTCAAACATCTATTAAGGTACTATCTACTGCAGGTTGGCCTGATAAATTTGGTCTCCTGAAGATTGATAATGAGATTATTGTCTATAAAAAGAGAATTGAGAACAAAGTAGTTGCTACACGAGTCGGTAATTTCGCAAATCAGTCGAATATTATCGAAATGGAAGATACCAGCAATATTGAAGTTGGTATGTCTATTTCTGCAGGTACATATTTCCCTGCAGGCACTACTGTTGGTGCGGTTGGTGATAAATTCATCTATGCAAGTCAAAAATCACTTGGTGTAGGTGGACAAATTCCTATTGCAATCATTCTCAACTCTTTTGAGGAGTGTTTTAGAGGATTTTCTGGAATTGACCAAATCCAACAAGACATTCAATCGGAATTTTTACAATTTTCTCTCACTGATGCTGATGACCACACTGTTGGTAGTGTTACTGATCCAAAATACGTCTTTAATTTAAGTAATCTCTTTTTACAAGAGTTTTTTACTAAATTTAAGTCTGAATTCTTGCCAGGATTCGAAAATAGATCTTTTACGGAAGGTGTAAACCTTTCTACTATTCTAACAAGAGCAAAAGACTTTTATAGTGCTAAGGGAACGGATACTTCCTATAAAGTAATGTTCAAATTGCTTTATGGTGAAGATATTGAGATTATTAAACCTTCCGAATACACTTTAGTCCCCTCTTCAAACAATTATTTCAAAACTCGTAATGTTTTGGTCGAAAAACTCTTTGGCGGAGACGCTATTGAGACTAAAGGTAATTTTTTAAACCAAGACATTGTTGGAGTCGGTACTGTTAGCGCTTCAATCTATAATATTGAAT